AGGGTCTCTATAAAATACAAAATCCTAAAAAGTATATTGGGAATCCCAACAATATTGTATATCGTTCTAGTTGGGAATTGAAGTTTATGAAATGGTGCGATAGTAATCCAAACATATTGGAATGGGGATCAGAAGAGCTGGCTATTCCTTATATTTCACCTAAAGACAATAGAGTTCACCGATACTTTGTGGACTTTTATATGAAAGTTCAAGAAAGCAGTGGTCAAGTAAAAAAATACTTGATTGAAATTAAACCAGCCAAGTTCGTTAGAGAACCCAAAATTCCTAAAAGAAAGACAAAACAATTTCTCAATGAAGTTATTGCGTGGGGAGTAAATCAAGCCAAGTGGAAGTATGCAACTGAATTCTGCAAAGACAATGGCTGGGAATTTATGATATTAACTGAAAAAGAACTTGGAATTAAAGCATAAATATAGACTAAGGAGATTATACAATGGCTAAAGCATCAGGAAATTCAAAGACAGTATTTGCGCCTCGCCGCAAAGGGGTGAAAATGAGCACCATGAATAAGCATAAGCGCCGCAATTTTAAGAAGTATAGAGGTCAGGGCCGTTAATGGCATCAAATAACGCCTTTCAGAAACTTCGTGCGCAGATAGGAGATGGACAGAAGTCCATTGAATGGTATATGCGCAACGTTAAAAGTCTAGTGGGCGCAAGAGTTTCTGGAAACACCGTTCTGAAATCTGATATCGGCAGTCTTACCAGTAAGGTAGAGATTGGCGCGATGTATATGTATTTCTACGACCCGAAGTTTAAAAACGAACTTCCGTTTTACGATACCTTTCCTTTAGTATTACCGTTCGGTCCAGCCAAAGGCGGATTCTACGGAATCAACGTTCACTATTTACCTTACATGCTAAGAGCAAAAGTTTTGGGTGAATTAATGAACTTTGCGGATTCCAAAACGCTTACACCCAATAGCAAAATGCGACTGTCATATAATCTATTGAACAGTTTGCAGACTGCACCCGAAATTAAACCGTGCATCAAGCACTATTTGACAACACATGTAAAATCACAATTCATGAAAATCAATCCTGCAGATTGGAAGGCAGCAATATTCTTGCCAGTTGAAGCATTTGTTGGCGCAACAAAAGAAACTGTTTTCAGAGATACTAGGAGCAAGATTTAATGGAACAAGCACATAATAGCTTGGCAACTTTTCGCGCCGAATCCAGAAAGAGAGATTTTGCTCGTTCTCATAGATTCGAGGTGCAGATAATTCCTCCTGCAAATCTAATGGGAGAAGATGGTAAAAGAGTATCGGGCGGTCAAGCGATGGCAACACACTTGACATCTGCTGGTCGTTCGGCAGAACATCTATCTCTTTTTGTCGAAGATGCCATGGTTCCAGGAATACTTCTCGGCACAAAACCGTTTAGAGCTAACAACTTAAACGAGCAACGTGCGACAGCGATTGATTTTGGCGGAGACTCAATTACGCTTACGTTTTTAGTTGATGTTACTTGGGCAGCAAAAGACTTTTTCGGCGATTGGATGCGCGGAATTATTAATAATAGAACTAGAGAAATTGCTTTTCCAAACAAATACTATGGTGGTATGATAGTAACTGCATTAAATAATAAAGATGAAGTAGTTGCTAAATGGGAATTAGAAGATGTATTTCCTAGATCAATTGCACCAATTCAAATGTCTAATAGCAACACACAACCTATTAGATTACCCGTAACATTTACTTACAAAAGATGGTTTGTAATACCAGTTTAATTAATGAAGGACTAAATTATGCCATTACCAACTATGAATACTCCAACTTTCAAAGTGAAGTTGCATTCATTATCCAGTGAAGTTGAATTTCGTCCGTTTCTTGTGAAGGAAGAAAAGATTCTTATTTTGGCTCAAGAATCTAACGACCCAAAAGAAATGATCAAAGCGATGCAAGATATTGTTACCACATGTTCAAATGGTGTAATTGAAGGCAAAGATTTACCGTTCTTCGACCTACAGAATGCGTTCATTCGTTTGCGTTCGCAGTCTATCGGTAGTATGACAGACTTTATTCTGATTTGCGGCGAATGCGGACATAAGACAGAAACGACATTGGACCTAGACACGCTTACCGTAGAGCATCAAGACAATCATACGAATAAGATTATGTTGTCTGATAATGTCGGTGTGTTTATGAAATATCCTAAAGCAGAAATTCTTGTAGACGATGAGACGCCTGCTTTCGATCTGGTGGTATCATGCGTAGATAAAATTTTTGACCAAGATGAAATATACAGCGCAGAAGATGAGGGTAAAGAAGAAGTAGAAAAGTTTGTTAACAGTCTTTCGACCCAGCAGTTTGAAAAGATTGTGGAATTTTTTCAGACTTCACCTAGACTCGAAAAGACAATTGATTATGCATGTGCAAAATGTGGCACAGAAAATACAGTTTTGATCGACGGTGTAGAAAATTTTTTCGAATAACCCTTTCTCATGATAATTTGATGAATCATTATAAGACAAACTTTATCTTAATGCAAGAACACAAATACAGTTTGTCCGAGCTTGAAAATATGATGCCATGGGAAAGGGAAGTTTACATCGGTTTGTTGATGACACATTTAAAGAAAAAAGCAGAGAGAAATCAACAGGATTATTAAGAAATGGCCAGTAACTTACAAGGACTATCAGATAGATTGCAGACTGCCCCAAATAACGGGCCAGATCCTGTTGTCGAACGTCTGGACGAAATGACCCAACTTGGGCGTGATATCAAGAAGTTACTAAGTTCAACTGGCGCGGGTAAAGGAAAAGAACCGCAGTTAAACAAGATTAAAGATTCAACAAGTCCGCTATCAATCACGCGAGTAGACGGCGAGAGCGCAGGTAAGATACTTTCGGCAGCAACAGACAATCTAAGTAAAGACTTAGAAAAGTTTAGCGAAGCCGAACACAAAATGATGACAGACTTAGTTACCGAAATTGGTAAACTAACTGAAAAGAATCTAGAAGGATTCAATAAGGGTATCAAAGAGGTTGTTGACCTAGCAAAGAAGGGTCAAGCATTAGCAGAAAAATCTGGCAATGTTGACGGTGCCAAAAGATTTGGAGATACTGCTAAGGCGGCCAAGGACGAACATTTCCGTGTCAATAAAATGGATCTTCGTGGTGATAAAGATACTTTTGCTAATAGATTTAGTCGCGCTCTAGGAAATAAAGAACCTATAGATACAAAGAAGACCGGAGTAAGAGCATTTGGTACCGCGCTTCGTCAAGGCGCAAAAGGCGCAATGAAAGAATTCGCTAAGGGTGTATTAAAAGGTAAAGAAGGTAGTTTCCGAGACCAAATATTTACATCTGATAAAGCTAAAAGAAGTGCCGAACGAGAGAAGCAGGGTTGGGCACCAGAAGCAGAAAAAATGGTCGACCTGACAGAAGATCAGAAAAAGATGTTGGCGCAAAAAGGTATTGCACCCGCTTCCGAAAAAGATATTTCATATCGTAAAGCTGGTAAGCCAGTATCGTTGAAAGATATCAATGCTGAGATAGAAAAAGATTACGATGATAGAAACAACAAGACCGCTATTGTTCCTGACAAACCAGCGGCGGCTGAAATAGCTTCACCAGTAACAGATACTGGTAGCGATATGCAAGAAGTTTCCGCTGGACTAGCAGACAGTCCTGTAGTTGATGCGATTGAAGAGCAGACGGAAGTTATAAAGGGCATATCTGATACATCGAAACAGACATTAGAACTTATCGATGCTATCAATAAGAGTATGCAAAAAATTGCAGACTCCATAGATAATATCGGAGGAGAATCCGGTGGCGGAGATAGCGGTGGATTGCCAAGCATCGATATCGATTTACCGAGTAGAAAACGCGGCGGCAGTTTAGATGCTCCTGATAATCGCAAACAAAGTAAATCGGATAGAGCTAGAAGTCAGCCAAGAGACGCTAAGGGTAGATTTGTAAAAAGAACACCAGACCTTCCTGCTGGCAGAAAACCGGGTAAAGGAAGAGGCATATTAGGTGCATTAGCGGCTGGCGCGGGTGCTATTGGTCTAGGAGCAATGGTTGCAAGTGATGACACGGAAAGTTCGTCTGCGAATATATCCACAAATGCTGCGATGACCGCTACTGACCTAGTAGACGCAGGTGGTTCAGGTGCTAAAAATGAAGCTAAAGCGGCCGAGAAGGGTGCAGCTAAAGCGGGTGAAAAGGCTGCTACTAAAGCGGGTGAAAAGGCTGCTACTAAAGCGGGTCAAAAGGGTGCAGTTAAAGCCGGAGAAAAAGTTGCGTCTAAGGGTGTAGCTAAAGTTGGCGCAAAAGCAGTTGGTAAATCACTATTAAAGAAAATACCAGGAGTTGGTCTTGTTGCTGGTGGGGTATTTGCTGCACAGAGAGCAATGGCTGGTGACTGGACAGGTGCAGGTCTAGAATTGGCATCGGGTGCAGCGGGAACTATTCCTGGCGTGGGAACAGCCGCTTCTGTTGGATTAGATGCTGCACTGGCTGCTAGAGATATGGGAGCCTTAGGTGGCACACCAGAAACACGTGCCGCAGAAGCCGCGCAAGCACCAAAAGCGACATCGCAGTCTAAACCAGCTGCCGTTCAAGGTAAGCCAGGTGGCGGCATATTCAGCCGCGCTGCAGGATTTGTAAAGAAGAATCCATTGATGGCCGCAGCCGGTTTAGGTGGTGTGGGTCTAGCCGCAGTAGGTGCATCTAAAGCATGGGATTGGATGTCGGGTGGCGATGAGAAGAAAGTGGAGTCTGGTCAAAATCCTGATAGTGGCATCTTAGAGCAAGGAACAGAAAAAGCCAAAGACCAGATGAAAGTAAATGTTCCGCCCCCTACTATTATTAATCAGGGTGGAGGAGGTGGTGCCAAACCAGAAAGCACCACTGTACCAAATACCAAATCTTATGTTAGAGACGATGAAAGTAGTTGGATGAGATTTGCTCTAAAACGAGCAATGGCATAAAAAAGGGGCGCTCTAAGCGCCCCTTTCTCTTTTAGTCGTCCGCAAGACTTGCGAAGTAACTCATATTATCATCGGCAGTATCGTCACTCCAAGGCGGAGTATCTTCGGTTGCCTTAGCAGCCGTCTTCATCTTGGTTTCAACGAAAAGTTCATCTTCTGCATCAAGCGGATTTACCTTCTCAGCGGTAGGCACACGGGTACCTGCACCGAGAACAGTATTCAGCTTGGCCTTGAGTTCATCATAAGACTTGAAGTTCGAAGGGTCGAGGAAAGCAGCAAGTGAATGCGTTTCTTTCCAGATTGCTTCTAGCTTATCTTCATTTTCATCAAGAGGTGTATTACCATCAAATTCTGACTTATCGTAGTTACGATAGCCTTCTACCTGACGAATACGGAGCTTGAAGTTAGCACCTTCCCAAAGATCGAACGGATTAACCGGCTTCTCATCTTCAAAGGTAGGCTGCATTACGTCCTTGATCTTGTCAAAAATCTTCTTACCATACTTATAGAGGAAGACCTTACCTTCGTTCTCAGGGTTCGAAGGGTCACGAACAACAAGAACGTTAGAGATATAGGACAAGCGGCGCTTCTGTTTACGAGCGATTTCCTTGTTGGCTTCGATACCCGAATTCCAGAGTTCTGAATTGAGTTCACCAAGAGGGTCTGGCTTGTTAATAGTAGTCAACGAGTTTTCGATGTACCACTTTCCGGTCGGGCCTTGGAAGCCATGATCATACACACGAACCCAAGGAAGTTCTTCACCTGGAGGTGCAGGAAGAAAACGAAGAACAGCCTGGCCATTGCCAGCCTTATCTACAGAAGGCTTCCAGAAGCGGTCATCATCGCCGCGCTTTTCGTTTGTGGGATTTGCAATCTTTTCGACTTCCTTCATGAGCGAGTCGAAGTTGCCACGGTTCTTACGGAGTTCCGATAGAGAATTAAAAGACATATTTGTATTCCTTATTTTGCGTTGTATTGCGTTGTATTGCGTTAATATTTGCGTTGTGTATCATAATCATCGTAGTCATCGAAATCTTCTTCTTGACTACCAGAGTATTTATACAGGTTTTTACGGTGTTTATTAGATTTATCAACACCTTTACGAACTTCTTTGACACGAGGTTC